CGTGGCCGAGGTGATCGAGGCCGACAAGTACCTCGCCGCCAAGGCCGCCGCCGCTCAGTCTCCGCGCGTCCTGCTGTCGCGTCTCGTCCCCCCGGGGGCGCAATGATGCTCCGCTGGCTCTTCGGCGATCGACAATCCGCACGAGCGAAGGTTGACGCCCGCGAAGCCCGCGCGGCCGCCGTGGCCCAGCTCCTCGCCCGCTACGATGCCGCCGGCCTATCGCAGGACACGAAGAACCATTGGGCCGCCGCGGATAACCTCTCCGCCGCGTCCGCCAACTCCCGAGCGGTCCGCGACACTCTTCGCCGCCGCAGCCGCTACGAGACGGCCAACAACTCCTACGCCAACGGAATGGTGCGCACGCTGGCCTATCACTGCGTCGGCACCGGCCCGACGCTTGCAATCGACCAAGACACGGACTTTGCTCGCGAATGCGAAGACCGCTTCGGCGAGTGGTCCGAGTCGATCGACCTGGCCGGCAAGCTCCGCACGATGCGCGAAGCCCGCGCCCGCGACGGCGAGGTGTTCGGACTCCTCACGACGAACCCCGCCATCTCGAACCCGGTCAAGCTGGACCTCGTGCCGATCGAGTGTGATCGCGTCACCGATCCGCGACTTGTCGGCTACTCCACCGGCCCGTCGTCGTATCCCGGCGGCGAAATCCAGCGGCGGTACAACGACGGCATCACTTACGACGCGGCGGGCAACCCGACCACGTACACGATCCTCGACGACCACCCCGGCGAGATCTTCTACACAGCGCCGACCTACCGCGACGTGTCTGCCGAATTCGTCCTGCATTGGTTCCGGCAGGACCGCCCCGGCCAGCGGCGCGGCATCCCCGAGATTACGCCCGCACTGCCGCTCTACGCGATCCTCCGCCGCTACACGCTGGCCGTCCTGACCAGCGCCGAAGTCGCGGCGATGATGTCGCTGTTCCTCAAGACCACCTCGCCCGCCATCAATCCCGCAAGCGTCGATCCGTACGACCTGATTGACCTCCAGCGCAACACGATGATGACCTTGCCCGACGGCTGGGACGTGCAGCAACTCAAGGCCGAGCAGCCGACGACGACCCACGACGCATTCGCCTCGACGGTGCTCCGCGAAATCGCCCGATGTTTGGACATGCCGTACTCGATCGCCGTGGGCGACTCCTCGAAGCTTAACTACTCCTCCGGCCGTCTCGACCATCAGACCTACCACCGCGCGATCGGCGTCGATCGAGTGGCGTGCGAGCGCGCCATCCTCGACCGCCTGTTCGCGACCTGGCTGGATGAGGCACTCTTGACCGACGGCCTATTCGCCGGCCGTCCCGACGGCCCGCTGCGATCCTCGTGGGACTGGCCGCCATTCATGCACGTCGACCCGCGTCTCGAAGCCGAGGCCACGCAGATCGACCTTGCCAACGGGCTAACGTCCCTGCCCTCCGAACTCGCAATTCGTGGTCGCCGGTGGGAAGCCGAATTCGCCCGCGCCGCCCGCTCGCTGGGCGTGACCGTCCCCGAGTACCAGCGGCTCCTCCGCCAACGCATTTTCGCGGCGGGCGGAGCACCTGCCGAGAATCAATCCGCAGGCCCGCAGCGGCCGCAGGACGACGCCGAAGACGACGACACGGCCGACGACACCAGCGACGAGGAGACCGCCGCAGATGCGTGATAACACGATCCTACTGGCCGCCGCGCCGGTCGAATGGGTCCAAGCCGAGATGGGCATGGGCGGCGACGAAAAGCGGCTCAAGCAGTTCAGCGGCACCGCCTACACCGGCGGCGCCATGAAGGCCAATTACCGCCAGCCCGTGGTGATCGACCTCGCCGGCCTGACTGCCGCCAGTGAATCCATCCCGTTCCTCTACCAGCACGACCCCTCGCAGATCGTAGGCCACGGCGTGGCCGCCATCGGCCCCGACTCGATCCGCGTATCGGGCCAAGTGTCAGGCGTCGGACAAGCCGCAAGCGAAGTGACCGCCCTGGCCGCCAATGGGTTCCGCTGGCAGATGTCGGTCGGCGTCTCGCCGTCGCGGATCGAGCAAGTCGACGCCGGGGCCACCGCAACGGCCAACGGCCGCCAATTTTCCGGCCCCGCGGTTATCGTCCGCGCGGGCGAACTCCGTGAAGTCTCTTTTGTCGCGATTGGCGCGGACGGCCGTACCGCCGCTTCCGTCGCGGCATCCTACCGAGGTGATCCGATGACGTTCGAACAATGGCTACAAGCCCGAGGGTGGGATGCCGCCCAACTGACCGCCGATCAATCCGCGACGCTCCGCGCGGCCTACGACGCCGAGCAGGCCCCGCCGCCCGCGAAGCCGATCCAGGCTGCCGCGCCGCCCGTCGATGTCTCCGCGATCGTGGCCTCCGCCGTGTCGCAGGCGATGGCCGCCGCCCGCGACCAGCAGGAAGCCGCCGCCGTGCTGGCCTCTTTCGAAAGCCGCGTTGAGCCGCAGGCCCTTGCGACGATTCGCGCGAGCGCGATTGCCCAATCGTGGAATCGCGATCGCGTCGAACTCGAATGCCGCCGAGCCGCTCGTCCCGAGGCTCCCGCGATCCACGTGACCGCCAGCGCGATCAACCCCGAGGCCCTCGAAGTGGGCATCCTTCGGGCGTCGTCGAACGTGGGCTCCGCGTACCTCGAGCGAACCTACCGCCCCGAGGTTCTCGCCGCCGCCGACGCTCCCGCATACCGCCGCATGACCTTGCACAAGTTGCTCGGCACCGTGGCCTCCGCCGGTGGCGTTTACGCCCATCCGGGCGACAAGGAATCCCTCGTCGAAGCCGCGTTCCGCGCCCAGCAAAAACTGCTCACCTTCGACGCCTTCTCGACGGTCAACCTGTCGGGCATCCTGAGCAACACCGCGAACAAAGCGATGCTTGCGTCCTACCTCGCCGTTGGCGCGACGTGGAACCGCATCGCGGCGGTTCGCAGTCATTCGGACTTCAAGGTCAACACCTTGTACCGCATGGACGCGGACGGCGCGTTTAGGAAAGTCGGCTCGTCGGGCGAACTGAAGCTTTCCACGTTCTCGGAAACGTCCTTCACGAAGAAACTCGACACCTTCGGAACGATCATCAGCTTGACCCGCCGGGACATGGTCAACGACGACCTAGGCGCGTTCTTGCAGATTGCCCAGCAGCTCGGCCGCATGGCCGCGATCCGCATCGAGGAGGCGGTGTACGTGCTCCTCTTGGGCAGCATCAACTCGACGCTATTCACGAGCGGAAACGGCAACTACCAAACCGGTCTCGGGGCGCTGTCCATCAGCACCCTCGCGGCCCTCGCCGCGAAGTTCAATGACCAAGTGGACAGCCAGGGTAAGCCCGTGCTGATCCAGCCCCGCGTTCTGCTCGTCGGGTCCGCGATCAAGACGACGGCGGAGAACCTCTACAACGAAACGGTCGTGGTCGGCACGACGACCGCTGACAAGCTCCAACCGGCCCGCAACCCGTTCGCGGGTCTCTACGAGCCGGTGTCCAGCCCCTACATCAATAACACCCGCATTCGCGACCAAGACGGCGTGGCGCTCTCCGGCCAGACCGCCACCGGGTTCGGACTCTTTGCGGATCCCGCCGAGCGTGCGGCCCTTGGTGTCGCGTTCCTCAACGGCGCTCAGTCCCCGACGATCCAATCGGGCGAGACCGACTTCGCCCAATTGGGAATGCAGTTCCGGGGCTATATCGACTTCGGGGTCGGCCTCGAAGACCCGACCGCCGCCGCGTGGTCGACCGGCACGTAAGCCGCTCGCCGCTTAGCACCGTCCATTTACTCACAGCAAGTCTTATACAAAGGAATCTGATATGCCTCAGACCGCTGCGAAGAGCGTCGCTAACGGCGACGTGCAAGATTACACGCCGGGGTCCGCCAAGACCGCCGGCGACATGGTTGTCGTCGGCAACCGCGCGCTCCCGCTCTACGTCAACCTGGCCGCCAACGAACTCGGGGCGCTCGCCCTCGCGGGAATCTTCGATGTGCCGAAAGAGACCGGGGCCATCGCTGTCGGCTCCGAAGTCTACTGGCAGGCCGACGGGACGCCCGTGACCGGCGACGCCTCCAGCGGCGCGGCGACGACCGGCGACGGCGGCGGTACGGCCTTCGTGGGCTATGCCACCGTGGCCGCTGTCTCCGGCGACTCCTACGTCCGGGTTCGCCTCGCCGAAGCCCCGACCGGCCGCCTAATCGTGGGCTCGGCCGTGGCCGCGGGCTCCGTTGTCGGCGATGCCGGCGCGGTCCCTGCGGGCGCCACGTTCGTGCTCGCCACCGGCGCCGACGCGACCAAAGGCGTGATCCTGCCGGCGCTCGCGGCCGGGCAATACGTCGTCATCAAAAACGTCGACAACGCGGTCCTAAAGGTCTACCCGGCGACGGGCGGCACCATCAACGTCCTGTCGGCGAACGCCGCGATTTCGATGGCCGCGCGGACGATCGCGACGTTCATCGCCTCGTCCGCGACGCAGGTCTACACCCAGCCTTTGCTGCCGAGCTAATCCGTGGCCAACCTCCTCCAATCCGGTATGGCGTGGCTCGACGCTCAGCTCGTCGACCACGCCTCGTCGGCGGTCGCGTACTCGCGCGGCGCGTCGACCGTGGGCATCGCGGCCACCATCGGCCGCCACAAGCCGTACGACGCCGGGGCGGAGGAGAACAGCCTTTACGGGTTCGAGATGCGTCTCACGTTTCGCCGCGACGCCTTGGGCTCCCTGGGCCTGCCGCAACGCGGCGACGTGGCGACC